GCCATTTTAACTCATCCATGAGTGTTGGCTACCATAATTTGCGGTAGGTCTAGGCTTTCTGGCTTGTCTAGGCTCATTGACCATCAGACCAATATACCTAAACGCATCAGCGCCATGCGAATAATTGTCGTGCAAAGGCGTTTTGCTGAATTGCTTAGTGTCTGGGTCAACATCGTAACGATAATGACGTAGGCATTGCAAGCCCTCGTGACAGTTCTCCCTGTCGAACCACATATTTGTAAACAATGTTCTAGCCGCATTGATTGAATCCATGATGGGCGTTCTAGGGATTATCTTGGTTTTGTACCCCGCACCCCTAACAATTTCCTCAATGCTTCTGCCGTTTGCCGCCAACGTCTTGTTCTCAGCATCGTGCGGTAGCCAAAGGGTGTCGTACATATACCCAAAGGTCTGCATCTTGGCTAGGTAGTGGCTCATGGTCTGCTGATTGCCTTCAATGTAGCGGATTAGGCGTGTTTCCATGCCTATGAACTGCAAAAACCAAATGGCTGTGGCATCAGACCACCCAAGGTCAAAGATAGCGTGAACGGGCTTTGTAGGGTCATAGTTGACCTTTGTGATGCGCCCATCTAACTCAGCCAGTTGCATTTCTCGGGCAAAGATAGCCCCATCTACGGTTTGACGGCATAAACCTTCCCAAACCACGTTATAAGCCTGTGGATCACGAAACTTAAGGGCATCTTTTTCCAGTTTTAGCGTTTCGGGAAACCAAGGATTGTCTGACCAGTTGACCTTTTGCACTACGCAGTTAGCTGGAGGGTTAAGCACAAATCGCTGATACGTTTCATCTGTCTCTAACTCAGGGTTAAAGGTAATCCAGATTTCCGACTGCTCTTTTCGCACTGTTGGGATTAGAGTATTCCAAGAGCTACGGCTAACTGTTTGGGCTTCTTCTACCCAACAAATATCTACACCTTCGTACGATTTGACATTAGAAACATTGTTTTTAAGCCCGACAAATGAAAATTCAGAGCCATTTATGCCTCTAATACTGGTTTGTGTAATTTCATAAAAACTATCCAAACCCAAAGCCATAATTTGATCTGACAACAATTTGTGTACAGAATCCCTGATTGATGTTTGAAATTCACGCGAACAAAGCACCCTCAACGGGGTTTGTGCGCCTTTAATAAGCAATGCTCTAGCAACACCCCACGATTTAGCACCACCGCGGCCACCGTACAAAACCTTATAGCGTGATGGCTTAAACAGGCACTGTAGCTTTAGTGGAAATTCAGCTTTTGCAACAGCTTGTTCAACATTACTCATTAGGTGCTACAAATGTAACTTGGATGTTTGAAAGCAAAGGCACACCATTAGCGCCAGTAAGTTCATGCTTTTGGGTTTCAGACCATCGCATTTGGGTTTTACTCCACCAAATTTGGGCTGTTGTGTCCCCAGCCATCGCCTTTTGAAAAATGCCTTGGCCAACCTTTGCGTTGGCTTTTGCTTTTCCGTTGATAAGTTCAAGCTGAAAGTATTTTCTTAGAGTATCAATGTCAATACCATCACGCACCAAGGCGGCTATTTGCTCAAACGGCACACCATAACCCGACATTGCCTCAACTTGCTTACGTTCAGCATCAGTAGGCAAAAATGGCTTTCTACCTGATCCAGCACGTGCCCCACCGTTTTGCTTTGGCTCATTTGCCTCTTTTTTAGGCAGTTGGGTGGAATTTTCAGTTACTTCATTCATATTTACCCCCGCAAAAGTTTATTACACTGTACTGGTAAAACGTGAAAGCAACCTTGGTTTGCGATGTTGCTCATCCAGTATTTTAGGCACAGTATGCTTCCATGATACTTGATGGTGTATTCGCTTGTCATTTGTGCCTACTTCTGAGATTTTTACGCATGATGGTGCATACATGACTGAATAAAACGATTTTGTGTAAGTGCCAAGGTCAAGGTAGATTTCAGTCAAACCACCCGCATTTTGCTGTGTAACTATTTGCTGTAAGCGCAATTGAGGTGTAGTCATAAACAATATGCCTCGCCTACCCCATTCAGCATACATATTCACATCTTCGTTAATTCGACCCATAAACTTAACTGGCCGATCTACACGAAACATAAACGAATTCATTACTTTTCGGTAAATTTCATCTTTGCGCATCTTGCTTAGTAACACGCAACCTTCGCCGCCAATAAAATCACCGCCTTGTGCAAATGCTACAGAGTGAAACGGTGTTGTGTCTAAGAACTGAACCAATGCAATAAGCACATCATCCAGTTTGCCGATTTTGTTTTCAGAAGTTATGTACTGCAATTCTTTATTGGTCGAGTAATCAAACCTTGTGTAATCGTCATCTAGTTGCCAAAAGTGCGTTAAACCAAGACTTTTTGCAATGTCAAAGCTAATATTTCTTGCATAAACCACGCTATTGCGTTTTTTAAAATTATCTCCACTATCAGTAAAATCAATAGCTTCTTGCTTATCAAAAACTATTACGGAATCTTTGCCGTACACCTCTTTGTATTGATCAAGTTGCTTGTCTTCGTTATCACATATTAGGTAAATTTTGCCTGTGTAGCCTTGTTTACGCAACGTCTGATAGGTATAAACAGAATTTGCTCGACCATGAGTCAAAATAAACACGGCAAAAGTTTTAGGCATCATGTTCCTCGCCTTTTTCACTGGCGTAAACATCACTAATAGACTGAGAAAGTTTTACATATCCATTGGCAATAGCTTTATCAAAGTCAATAATAACCAATGCGCTGTCTTCCATCATTTGTTGCGTATCAGGATCAGCATGAGCATAAAACTCTGCAATCTGCTCAAAATCAAACCTGATGTGCCTTGCCGCAGACGCTAATAAAAAGTCTTTGATTTCTTGCTTAATGTCAGGGTTTTGGTGGATTACGGCTGTAAGTTCTTCATATTTAACTTTATCGTAAAGTTGACCAATGTCAGGACAATCACCAGATGGCGCGTAAACTGGCGCATCTATTTTTTTGGTGTATTTACTATTGTCTACCAGCTCATCATCATCGCCAAACGACAGCTCTGTAATTTCTTCGGGCGTAAATCCAAGCAAATCTATGTCGTAACCAGTGTTGCTTAATTCTTCCAACTCTATAGACAGCATTGCATTATCCCAGCCAGCGTTTTGCGCTAACTTGTTGTCAGCAATGATGTATGCCATTTTTTGGGTTTTGCTCAAGCTTTGCAACTCAATTGTTGGCACTTCACTATATTTCAGCTTTCTTGCCGCCATAACGCGACCATGACCCGCAATAATACCGTTTTCCCCATCAACCAGAATAGGGTTAGTCCAGCCAAACTCTTTGATGCTTGCCGCTATTTGAGCAATTTGATCTTCAGAGTGAGTTCTGCTGTTTTTAACGTACGGAATTAAATCTTCAATCTTGCGTTGAACTATTTGCATCTTTTTCCAATTGTTTTAACCATGCTTGATTTTCAGCAATAGCGCCTGAAATGGCATGAAAGTTAGCCAACATTTGTTCTTTTTGCTTTTCAAGATCAGCAAGTCGAGCAACTATTTGTTCAATCATTTTTTGGCAGTCTTAGCTGATTGTTTAAATGCCTCTGCGGTAGGTGCGCCTTTAGAGCCGGGCGTCCGCATACGCTCTACAGGCTTGCCCTCTGCTTTTTGGCGCTCAATACGTTCTTGCTTTTTGTGGATGTTGGCATATAAGCCGGGTTTGGTAGCCATGATTACTCCTCAATTACGAAACATACATCTTGCCAACTCATCTTAAGTAAACGCTGGTCATTGTGTTTAATTTCCTCAAACTTTAGATATTCGTCTTTGTAGTCTTTGTGGAATGTGCCAAATGCGATCTTGTCACCCACATTCAAACCTTCCGCTTCGGCTTCTGGGCCTACCGCCACTACCGTCCCACGGCTTTCAGCTTCTGCTGATTGGAAATAGATTGTGCTTTGAATGCGTTGTTCAGGGCGCACCAAAATCTTGTCTTTGAGTGGTTGCAAGTTCATTTTGCATCCTTTGCTGGTCTGCCACGTTTTTTAGGCAAAAAAGCACCCGCCTCTGGGACGGGTGTAACATCCTCCGTTGGGACGATGGCAACTAACTCAAATTCACCGCACCACTCTGTGTAGTGACGGTTTTGGTAAG